CCTTGACATACCGTCCAAACACGAGTAGCGTCAGATAACTGAACATCAAATACGTCACCAGTTCTTAGTTGCTTAGATTGTGCTGGTGATATGGTTACTGTGAATTCTCCTGGATCATCAAACTCTGTTGCATATGGAGTTACACTAAATATTAAATCAGTTCCAACATTATCTGAATATCTTCTAAAATCTGCTTTTATATCAAATCCAGTAATGTCTCCGCTTTCATCATTTGTATAGTCTACTTCATTTCCAAGATCATCTTCTACATAAATTCTAAAAGAAGCGCTGTCTCCTATAACTACTGTCCAGTTTACAAGTGGTGGAATATTACCAAGATTATATGATGCTGGAGCCGTTGGTTGAGGCGACATTGCAGATTCATCGGGGTTTCTATATAATGCCATAGTTATCTCATTATACCACCAACTAAATAAATATTTAAAAATATTTTTTATTTTATACCCAAAGTTGACTAAATTGCCAAATTCATGTTATAATTAATACATGCTACCTATTGGTAGCATTTGTTCTCTAGGAGGTATTTTACAATGAGAGAAGCAAAAGTTTGGTTAGGGGTTTTGGTTTTGGTTATTTGTAGTGCCGTTTTTTCTGGCTCTGCAAAGGCTACTAACGAAAACAACTTATTAAGTAAAAACTCTACAGAAATCTCTGCCACCCCAAAGGTGGCTTTTTTGGTTTCTAATGAAAAAAAACTTAAAATATATGAAAATGCTCATAATTTGACTGATGAGCAACTAGTTGATATGTTAACTGCTGTAGGTTTTAAAGGAAAGGCTTTGAGGTCTGCTTGTGCTATTGCAAAGGCAGAGTCCAATGGTCGTCCCCTGGCTTTCAATGGTAATGTAAAAACTGGAGATAATTCTTATGGTGTATTTCAAATAAATATGCTTGGAGAACTAGGTTCAGATCGTAGAGAAAAGTTTGAATTAGATTCAAATGCTGAGTTATTAAACCCAGTAACTAATGCAAAGATTGCTTTACATATGACTAATGGTGGGAAAGACTGGTCATCATGGAGTTCCGTAAATGGAAAACGGTATCAAGAATGGTACAACAAGTATCCATGTAAGTAATAAAATTAAATAAAAATACCCCCTTGGATTTTTCCTTGGGGGTTTTTATTTTTATAATTATTTATTTTTTAAATTAATATTAACAATGCTTATTATGCTATGTTTAAATCTTGCAGATGAATACCCGCCATATCCGAATCTTGGGAAGAATGGGAAGAACGGTGGGAAGAATGGTGGGAAGAACGGTGGGAAGAATGGTGGGGTAGTTACGCTGGCTGAAGAGTCTGATGTTAAAGAATTTCCAATTGCGTTTGTAGCATAAACAGTATACGTTTGCGATGTGTCTCCCTCTTGGGTAACAACTACAGAAAGCGTTGATCCATCAACTGTTCCAGTTTTACCATCAGATGAGGCCCAGGTATAACCAGTAATTGTACTTCCACCACTTGCTGGAGCAGTCCAAGTAACTGTATCTGCTAATGTTGCTGTTGTTACAGTTGGAGCATTTGGTTTTGCTGGAACAGAGGTTGCTGTAGGAATTATTCCAGCACTTGCAGAACTAGCAACTCCAGTACCATTAGCATTTACTGCAGAAATTGTAAAAGTATAACTTTGTGCTCCAAGATAAGAGCCTGTTGCTGTTAATGGACTAGTCGTTCCAGAGCCAGTTGTTATTGCAATAGATGGAGAAGATGCTATTACGTAACTGGTAATAGACTTTCCTCCATTATTTGCTGGTGGGGTAAAAGTTAAACTTATTTGAGTGCTGCTAACTGCTGTTGCTACACCTATAGTTGGGGTTCCTGGAACAGTAGTTGCTGTAATTGAGTTTGAGGCTATGCTTGTTAAATAAGAACTTCCTAAAACACTATTTCCTTTTGATGTAAAAGTATAAGATGTTCCACTTTCTAACCCCGTAACTGTTAATGGAGAAGATCCTGTAGCGGTAAGTGATCCTGGAGTTGAAGTTACCGTGTAATCTGTTGCTGGTCCACCTGTTGCTGGAGCAACTAATGTAATTGTAGCCGATCCATTATTAAATGGACGGGACGTTCCAATATCTGTTGCAGTTGGAATTGCACCATCTGGAATATCATCAATTGGTGTTGTATATTGTAATTTCTTTAATGCTAGTGTTTGTAAAGATACCTTTGAAATTGTCATCTTGATTAAGCAAGTTCAGATCCATATGCCGCAAAAGATATATTTGCAGTTGATGCATAAACTAAGATTTTATCTGAAGCAGCAAGAGTTACCCCCATTGTTAAAACAATTGTATCATTTGCAGCAACTGTTGTTCCGTAAACCAAATAATGTTTTGCAACTGTTGTAGCATCTGCAGAAGGCCTTACAGCAATTCTAAAAGTAGCAGATGTTGCAGCCTGATTACAAATTGCAATGCTTGAAACTACTGATTGTGTAGAAGATGGTACAGTATAAAGAATTGCCTCTGTTGTTGCAGCAGGATTTGACTGACCTAATACTTTATATGTTGTTGGCATTTTTTCTCCTTAATCCTTATTCTATCACACTAAGAACCCATAAGCATAAATATGTTTGGGGTTGGATCAGAATCGGCTGCTACTTGTACCCAAGCAGATCCGCTATAGTATTGAAGTTGATTTATTGTATTACCACTAGCATCTTGACGCACAAATGCAAGCGTTCCTGAAGTAGGTGATGGAATTGCTGAATCTCTTGCTGCTGGGTTAAGATAATTGTTTATACCTTTTTTTGCAACAAAGGTGTCTGATGTTGTAAATGATGAAAGATGTGTATGTGTTCCAGACCATTCAAAAGTTCCAGATATATCTGTTTTACCAGAAAGTTGGTACCAAGTATCATTTGCTGCATTATAAATATATGCTGCTTTACCGTCTGAATCAAATACCGTTGGCATCAAACCACCTGATCAAAAACGCTAGTGTCGCTATTATAAACATACATCTCAAGTGGACTTGAACCTTTTTTAATCCAAATAAGTCCATTTACTAAATTAGTTGCTGGGGCACTTGCTGTATAAATAGATGTTGCAGAATAGTATCCAACTCCAGCAGAAGAGTCTGTATCTACCCAAATATATCCATCTGGAATTGTAGCAGAAAATGCTGTAAATGCTGCTGCTAATGGCGCTGTTGTAGTTGCTCTTGAACTATCCCTTGATGCAACTTCTAAAGCAGCCTTTGTGGTAATCTGACTTTGTAAACTATTAATAGTATAGGCAATAGATGGATTTAAAAGATTTGCGGCATTGGTTTCTGCAGTATCAAAAGTATATGATCCATAGTGATACGCTTTAAGTGCATCTTGAATATTAGCATCATCAATTAATGCTGGAATCTTGGTTGGTACTAAGTTTCCTATATTTTCTACAGCCATTTGGTCACCTCTTTAAAGATTATACCATTTTTATATTAAACTATAGAGATAAACAGATGGACTGTTTTATTTCCAGAAAGGTTTGACCAACTACCACCGCTATATTGAACTGCATCAAAGTTAATTACTAGGTTTGTTCCTGCCCCTGCTAAAGCAGGGATTTCCATTGATGATGCAATTGGATTTGCTCCTTCAATTTGAAACTGAACATTGAAATTTGAAGCGGTAAGTGGTGAACCACTAACTGTTGCTATGTTTACTATTGGAATAGTTATTGATCCTGCGCCAGATGTGAAAGCAACTGTTTCTATAGAAGAGTAAATTGCTGGACTTATTTTTAATACTTGAACCCAGGTATTTGCACCAGCCTGAGAAATATATTGATACATATATCCATAATTTTCTCCTGGAGCAGTATTAATATACATATCATTTAAAATTAAAGTATTTCCAAATAAAACACCACTTGCTGTTAAAGTATTTGGCTCTCCAGAACCAACAATAATTTTGCTTCCACGAGTTCCTTGTGGTCCAATATCTAGTAAAAGATCAATTGAGTCTGGTGGTCCTAAAACAACAACATCTTCAGTGTTAAGTAATACATCTACCATTATGAGTCGTCTGCTCCACTAATATCATCTGTTACTGTTATTGTGCCAGTTAAAAGTGTATAAACTAATGTTGGGCCAGAATCTATTTGAACGTCATAAACATATGTTCCAGCAACAAGGCCTTCTCCTGCTCCTGGTAAAATTGTACAAGTTACTGTATCTGTAACTCCACTAACCACTGCTTGCATCTCATATTGTGTTTTACCTTCACCTCTTGCACTAGCAACAAAAAATGATCCACTATATCCTGTTAAATCAAAAGCGTCACCATTTGAATTTTTAGGACGGATTACAAACTCATACCTATCGCCACGATAGTAGTTAAAATTATAAGAACCTGGAAATGCCATTATTCCTCCTGTAACATTATACCACTAAGATACTGACACATAGATACCTTTTAAAATAAAAGAACTTTCATTGTCAGTTCTGATCTGAGGTTGTCCACCATAGTTTTTAATCTTATCACTATTAATAAAAATGGTTTGACAATGTGAAATATCATATGAGTACTGATATTTAAGTAATCCAACATACCCCATTGGAGAAATTTCTTCATCTCGTAAAAGAGTTCTTATCCAAACCTCTGTATTTGAAGAATAGGTTTCTAAAGAAAAATCATACCTAATATCTACCTTTGAACCAACTTTTAAGGTTTTTAAATTTATACTTTTTGCTGTTGAATTTAATAGTGAGACTGATCTGTTTGGCAAATAGGTTTCAACGGTTTTTGATTCGTCTATATCTAAGAAAAAATTTACCCAACCATCTTCTCCTCTTTCTGGACCTAGCCTATACTCTTGCGTACCTTTATTTGCATAATAAGCCCAGCCAGGATATTGACCAGATGGGCTATCATAGCCATCCCCTGCCCTTCCTGGCTCTCCACGTTCACCCTGTGGTCCTACTCTTCCAGTATCACCTTTGTCGCCTTTAGGCCCCTGTGGTCCTGGTGGTCCTGCAGGTCCAACTTCGCCCTTTTCTCCAGTAATTCCAGGAACAGCAATATACTCAGTTGTTCTAACTTCTTGGATTGTTTCTAGATATTTTTTCTTTGGGGGAAAGTCCATGCTTTTAGCCATGACTTATCCTAACTACTTTATTTTTATTTTAAATATTTTTTTGCCAATTTTTATTACTGGCGGAAGAAGCGGTGTTGGGTTTGAAACCTTTACTATTGGCATTATAAACCTGGCGTCATATCACTTAAAACACATATAGTTCCTACAACTGGTGTCCAAACTGTATCTGCATTTGGCCCACTACCACCTTCTATAATTACTTCAAGGTCAAATCTTAACTCTGCTGCTATTTGACTATAGCCCGTTCCCCAGTCTTTTGTAACTAGTGCTGGAGCGGTAATTGTTGCCTTGTTATTAACAACGGTCACAGTTAAATTATCTAATACATTTCCTATTGGATCATAGGCCGTTGCTCTAAATGTCCAGTCGCTGCAATCAAAGGCTGTTACTTCATCGTCTTCTAAAAACTCTACAAGAAGGGTTGCTGTATCTCCACGGACTACTGTCCACTGAATATTTGCTGGCGATGCGCCATATTTCTCTATTGTAGGAGCACACATGATAATTGATTATACCATTAAATACGACTGGACACCTAGACGCAGTGGGGTGGGGGGTAGAATCTAGGTGCCAGCATGAAAATTATAACACTGTATTGGTACAAATAGGACATATTATAACAAAACGTTATAAACCAGACATTAAAAAAATTGTTATAGAATTGTTATAATCATTTCTGCATAAACTGTAAAAATCCAGGGTATTAAAGTGTATACTTAAAATATATAAAGAAAAGAATAACTAGCAAGTAAAGTTTTTAAAGTATCTTATATATTATATATAGTAAATTATTTTTTAGAATGATCTTTAAAGTGTTCAAGCAAAAGGTCAAATAATTTGTCAGTTTTTTCTTCCAGTCGGCCAACGGAATCTTTTAAACTTGAGCCTGAATTGGGTTTAAGTTCGTTTAAATAATGTTTTACGAGCCAGCCAATTCCACCGACAACAATAGATGTAATTGTTAAAAGTGTTAATATTAACGCTGCCCAATCTTGTGGTGACATAAATTTAATTATATCACTATTTGAGATTAAATTTTGGCGGGATACAAGTTAAGCCGAAAATAGAGATACCAAACCACTACCTGACAACATATGTGTGATACACACAAGTAATGTCAATTGGATGGAGTATCTACACTTGCTTAATATCCCGACATAGGTTATAATTAGATGTGCTAGATATAATTAAGCAAACCCTTATTGAAGGTTTGACAAGCAAACTAAAAATACATCATTCAGTTTATAGACTTCCTTGTACTAGTGAATTTCTAGAAGAACTTATTGCTAACACTTTCACAGAAGCAGGGTATATAAACGATTGGCAGCCCAATAGAAGCCATAGTATTAGCGTAGACATGTCTTTAGAGTCAGGCGAAAGTTTCTCTGTTAAATCAGGTGTATACGCAAATAACACACTAACTTTTTCTGGATCCCGTCTTGGTAAATATCAAACCTTAGATGCGATGATATCTAGCGTAGTGGATAATAGTGCTAAGTATTATGTGTGTCTTGCTAAAGCAGACCAGGATTGGTCTTCTGTACCCGCCGAAAATGAAAAGAAGGTTTATTATCTTTTTGTATTTGATTCGCAAACCTTAATATATGATAGTGGGGTTTGGAATAAGGTTGAAACCAAGTCTGGAGGATATAACTATGTTATGGAGTCTATAGGTATGTCTGCTAGAATTAATACTAGTATGTCGTCACAATTATGGACCAGTGTTAATGAGTCTCTTATTGGTGCCCCGACAAAACTTGAAATACTATAATCTTTTTGATATAATTAATATAAACTAAGGAGTGGGAAAAATGACAAAAGATGAAGTTGTAGATTTTATTGTAGAAAGCATTAACTTAGATAATCGTGAATTATGCGAAAAAGGAAATATGCCAGAAGAGCAGATTAAGCAGTCTATGGCAGATAGTCAACCATCATTGCAATATATGGCGTATAACTTATATGCCAGAATGAAGGCAAAAAATTTACTTATTGAAGAAGAAGTTTTTTAACTACTCTGCAATTGGTACAGATGAGTGCATGTTTGTGCAAGTACATGCTGCACAGCAGTTGTTAGAAACTTCGTCGCTTGTTGGTTCGGTCATGGTAATAGTATAACATATTTTATATCAATTAAACCGTTGTGAGGTATAATAAACATATGGGATTTTTATTGTTTTGTATAGTATTTATATGCTTTATTGGTATGGTTAATCTAGTTTGGAAAAATCTAGGCGACTAATAGCCAGTAACTATTCTTTTGTATGATTGTTTTCAGATTTACAAGAACAGCCGTGACAACAAAAATTTTCAAAAATCTTTAATGCCAAACCATCATTTACAATAATAGATTCGCCATCTTGTAATCTGGCAATACCTAGGCTTGCTTCATATCCTTTTGGCTTTTGTCTTTCCCAAGATTCTGGATAAGTAGGTTCCATTTATTTTAACCAGTGAGAAGATTGCTTAGATTGTAATCTTGCAATGACTAACAATAAGCCTATTGCTAAAGCAGAACATATTAGCGCTGTTTTCATTTTTCATCTTCCTTTATGTATGGTTTAAGTATATCCCAATGACCTTTAGTATTTCCTTGGTATACCTGTCCAGTTTCTCTATCTAGTAGTAGCCACTTTTCAGGTCTTTTTGTCTTTACCGTCAAAACTATTGCTTCATCAAAAACTTTGTATTGGGTCATGAAGATAAGTCCATAGAAAAATGTTTTTTACAAACATCAATTATTTTAGTTTCATGTGGCTGTGTATACAAAGAATCTTTATCGCAGTAATGACACTTTACTGTCAAACCTTTAAGATTTGGATTTTCCGACAAGTTTTTATTTATAAAAGTCATAGTTTTATTATACCAAACCTATATTCCGTTATCTTCCATGTATTTTAGTCTTTCCATAAGGTAGTGATACTCTGGATCTTCAAGCATTTCTTTAATAGCATCTGTAACTTTTTGACTTGGCATACCGTCGTCATCTGCCATAGAAGATTCAAGGTTCTCTAGAAAAGCCATACCACTGCTGCCAAACCGACTATGAGGATAGAGATTAAGATTTGTTGTTTCATGAAATAAGTATACTACTAAATGGACCACCATGTTGTGGCATTATAGAAGTACCCGACTTTTTCCTTGTACTCCGAGTATAGTTTGTTTACCTTGTCCCAATTAGTATTGTTGGACTCTAAACCACAATACCCGCATAGCCCAGGACCTGTGTATTTATAGACGTGTTGGCACATATATTTATTATACCTCATCCCCTGAAAATCTGAAAAAATTTTCATTTTACAAAAATCTGAATATTTTTCTTAGATGTATGATATGTGATTTTAAAAATAAAAAATAAAAAAAATAGTGAGCACACTACTCTAACTCTGTGTAGTGCGCCCTATCATAGTCTGCAAGTGTCCCACCATTTTCTAGGTGGGTCTTGCGTCTTAGTTGTTCAGCAGAATATTCTGCCACTTATCTATCTCTCCTAATTAATTTAATTGAATAAATAAATGCAATAGTGCCAACCAATAACCATGTAGGAATATCAATACCTACTCCGTTAGGCCATATGCCATTGATGTATAGAGAAAAGTATTCTCTGTCTAATAGTAGTTCTAGATTCACTACGCTACCTGCTCAATCTCATGTACCATATACTCAAACTTGAGTCTTGGATTGTTTTCGTTTAGTTCATCAATTAGTTTGATGATCTCTTTCATGTTCTTAGCGGTTAGTCTGCCCTTTAGCAGGCTACCTTGCCAAATTGTGTAAGTGATTTTCATTAGTCGTTCTCCTCTACATTGTATTGAGCAGATAGATAAGCGTTAGCCTGATTTAATGCGTCAAGCAGAGACTTATCCTCTCTATCGTATTGGGCTTGTTGAGCCTTGCGAATATCATTGATAATTGTACTAGCCATAATCAGTTCTCCTTTCAAGAGACTTTCTTGTTATACCCTCTAGTATAGTAGAAGGTACTGACATTTTGGGGACTTTCCCCTAGTGTCGTGATGTGATATACCCCACTTATTCGCTACGCTCACCCTCATGTAGAGGTTTATTTGGTAGGCTCATTGAGACTATCTTTCTTTATTTATTTATAGGAGAATACTATCACACAATACCCCAAAAGTCAAGACGACACGCCGTGAATGACATGCCTGTAATTAGTGATATACACCACATAGACAAATGGTGCAAATCGGACATTGGCCTCGGGGTTTTTTTGAGTTATCCACAGGGGTTATCCACAGACACGCCCATACTGGTAAGTATACTGGTGAGTTATCCACAGGCTAATGTGTTGCGGATCACATAAAACTGTCTCATATACTGGTCAGTAATAGCGAAAATGTCAGTGGTCTATGTTAGAATACTAGTATAAAGAAAATCAAGAAAGGTTCTTGATAAAGAAAGGAATTCAAAATGAATTCACTAAAAAATAAAGTGTGTGTGCATACACCTAATAAAAATGCTATCTCTATCGTTAATGACGAAAGATTTACCTTCTGCGAGAATTGTGAGCAGAATATAACTTCTCACTTTCGTGAGGATAATGACTTCATGTCATATTGGACTTCATGGAAGGTTGGTAAATAAATGATAACAACCTTAGCCTGTCGCTTATGCGATGAAAAAGTTTCTAGTGAATTTTTTGATGAGCAAGATATAATTACTTGCTCTAATTGTTGGGAGTAAAAATGTTTAACAAAATAAAAAATAAAGTAATTAGAATTCAAGAGTTGCGCCGTAGCAATGCGGCAACTCCAATTCCAAATAAAAAAAAATATTCTAGAAAAATAAAACATAAAAATAAATTAGAACAAACGTTCTAAAAAACCCGAGGCGTTTTCCACAGCCTGTGGATAACTTACGACGTGTGGTTAAGATCACATAAAATCTTGTCCATATTGTGAGATTTACGGCGTGGCGATTTGCTTTCTTGGAATTTTTTTGGTAAACTTACCTAGTAAGAAAATAACGAAAGGAAGTGGCTAACAATGGCTAACTTATTTACAATCCCTCAATTACTGGTAGGACAAAACTACCGCAGTAATTCTATCTCTGGAGAAAT